CGATGGGCCATCAATGGCTTAAAGCATCCCATAAACACTCCTGCCCCCTTTCGGGGATGGGTAAGGGGTCAACACCAATCGGAGCGCCCACAGCGCTCCCGCCTAAAAATTAAAACCGAAACCCGCCACGCATAGGACCACGCATGTTCGCCGCCTTCGTATGCGCCACATGATGCTTGAACTGCTTAGCCGAGTGCTTCTTATGTACGGGTTTACGCTTAAGTACTTTCATTTACCTTTACCTCCAAATGCTTTCACGCCTACACCTCACGGTGTCACCTAGCACAGTAGACATCAAGTAGGTCTACTGTGCGGCCCCTTCGGGGCCCCCCTGCGGGGTAGGTGCCACCATCTCCTTGATCTTGGCCGGAGCCAAGCCCATCTCACGCATCTCATCCAAATTCTTTGGATCCAATGCGAAATCAACAAAACGGCCCGGGTCGTTATCGAACCGGGCACGTACCTCTGGACGAAGCGAATCAAACGCTTCCTGACCACGCCTCACGGCGTTCATCGCCGACTGATAATCAGTAATCCCGACATAATCGTCGGGCAGCGGCATACGATCAACAACGGGCAACTGGCCCGTTACACCAAATCGCTCAACGATCTTGTTAATATCCGTGTCTTCAGCCATATGCTGCTGAGCCAAACTGGGCTCAGGACACGAAACACCAGACGCGACCGAAGCCGCGTCAACGTCGTAATTAAACGGATCTCTCACAAACACTTTTTTCATCGCCTAAAAAACCCTATAACAGACTTCAAAATCTCAACAAACGGCCTCGCCTGTCCAGACTCACGCCCTAAGTTATTAAACTTCTCCGCAGCATCAATATCAAGTTGCTGCAAACGCGCCGTCTTCGTAATCTGAATCGCCTGAGCCGTCAACACCTTCCGCCGATCAACCTCTGAAATACTTTGCTGCCGCAAAAAACCGTCTGAAGCCATCAACTGCTTAGCAGCAGCCACTAAACGATCACCTTCCTTCGGAATATTCTTAATCTCTTCCCCAATACGCTCCGCCGTCTTAACCGCAACATCAATCTGAGCCGTATTCAAACCCGTTTGTGACAAGATACGCTGAATCTCAGCTTGCGTACTGCCAACCTGGCCACGCAACAACTCAACATTCAAACCACCGGTTTCTTCACCATACTTCTCTTTGTTATCCGCATCAATACGCGCTGACCGCGCCTCCTGCGCAACCTTAGCAGCATTAGCACTATTCAAAGCCGCCTGGCTATCCAACTGCGACTTCTGCGCATCCAACAACTCCCGCTGACGCTGGTTCTCCTGGTAAGCGGAAACCGCTTGGGTCATCGAACCAGAACTGCCTGCAATACCAGAACTAGCGCCAGCTCCACCACCTTGCGAATAAGCAAGCATCGGGTTCAACCCCGCCGCTTGCATGTCCTTCACTGTAGTCTGATAACGCGTAGCAAACTGCTGAGCATTAAAAGCCTGCTGATCTTCCTGGCGGCGATTGGCAAACAGGTTGTCAAGCAACCCGCTGCCAATACTACTCAAAGCAGAAAAAATGTCGGCCATGATCAGAAGTGGTCAATCAGACCAGGCACAGAATACAACGGCATCGGGCGCGCTGCCTTAATATCAAAGAAGCTATCAAAAATAAACTGCTTCCCATTAGCTGACGCACCAACCGCCACCACTCGATCAATAGGTGGCGAATCCTGAATAAACGTTGAATTCAAACTCGGCAACGAAGTAAACCGTTGCGCCAAATGCCAAGCATCCAAAGTCCCGGTCGTCGTAGACCGAAAATAACCCGTAATCTGGGCCGGATGATACCGATACTCCGCCCATCGCTCCTGATAACCGAACACATTGTCATCCGCAGTCGTACCCTGCGAATAAATCTCCTTATTCAAAACCGCTTGTTCGCCCAAATGAGCGAACACCGGAAAATAAAAGTCATATCGAGTCTTTCGACTCCACATCTTCCGCAAACCTTGCTGATAACTCAAATCAGCACGTACGGACACCATACCAATAATCAAACCATGCTCTGTAAAACTCTGAGTAAATCCGTGACCGCTCGCAAGAGCGGTTCCAACACCCGCGAGATTAGCGAGCGGAGTACCAGAGCCCGTAGCAGACGTCTGGGCAACAGGATTGATGATAATAGGAGTACTACCACCGCCCAAATACTCAGGACGCTGTAAACGAGCGTCCGGAGAGATAACGCCAAAATGAGAACGGATAATTTCAGTATAACGCGTACCACCTCGAGCATCCCTCTCAAGCAACCGTTGAATCTGGAACGATTCACGAATCTGATTAATCGTCGCAGCCGTAGCAGAACTCAAATCAGCATAAAGACCAGATTGAATACCGAACGCCTGGTGGCCAGCTTTGTCCACCATACCAACCTGAACATTAGCACCCGAAGCCACAAATCCACCGGACGCAGCGCCTATCAAACCGCCCGTGTTAACACCACGCGTAATATTCCCAGTTCCAGTAACAGACGCCGTACTAAACGCTGCAGCACCATCGCCCATAAAAATCGAATAACCCGTCCCGTAAACGGGAGCAGAATTACCCAGAGGCAAAGTAACAGCCGTGCCCTTCTGAGGCCACGGCAAAGCGGACGTAAAATAATCATGCCGCTTACCACGCTTTAATAGCGTGTAATCCGAATACGTGTCAGGGCCATCGCCCTTATTCACCGTAACCGAATTCTGGAGGTTTTCATCCCGAAACCACTCATTCCAAATCAAATTATAGGCGCGCAAATGCAACGCGCCATGGGTCACAGTATTAGAACCCGTAATCTGGCCTGCCGTCGGCAGTCCCATATAATCCTGCACACTATTAGGCGTATAACCGCCAGCCGGCGAAGTAGTCTGAGGAATCAAATACGCAGTCGAATCACCCGGATTGACCTGCTCACCCATAAACTTCTGCCAATTGTTCCAAACCAACCGATTAGGAACAAAGAAAAAGAACGAATCCAAATGCAAATTGTCCATCACCGGATACAACGGAGTGGACAAACGGGCAAACGCCGTCATCTTCAAATTAAAGGTATCGCCTGGCAATACCTCATCCACATACACGGGAATCAAATAACCGCCATCAAACGTAGTCTTGTGGGCGGTCTGAATCTGAAACTTACTGCGCGGAATGTCCGCGCGCGGAATCATCGCAAACTGGTGCGTGCTTACCGACTTGTTCTTGTGCATCGTGGCCATGTAGCAGGGCTCCCTCTCTTTGACACCATGAAAGCCC